TTATCAGCAACGATAAGTTTTTGTATTAAAGTATTAGCTTCCTGCGTATGAAGCCCCGCTACATCATCTTCTTGTTTTTCAGCAACAGATAAACAACTTTCAAGAATAGCTTCTGTAGCTCTGATTCCACCAACCATTAAAGCATCATCATCGTCAGTAGCCGCAGGTTTAAGTGGGTCAATTCTGTAGAATGTGGCTAATGGATAGACTTGATTAGGAGTTGGATACATCCATACTTCATAAATTGTACCTATTTCTAAATCATATCTTGATGGAGTAATAGCATAATATTCAGGATAACTTGAAGAAGTAGACTCTGCCCTCATTTCCTTGATTTGTTCAGCACTTCTTTTTAATAGATGTGGATACCCTGTACCTGAATCAAAATGGAAATCATCAAGTAAGTCAGAGAAGTCAACTGGAAGTGCATACTTCCATTTATCACTAATAGTATTTAATGTCCAATATTGTTTGAGAAAATTCCAATCATGCAGTTCACCGTCCCGTTGGTCTATTGGATAAAGAAATTGTCTCAAACCTCTTGCAACAATATCTTCACATTTGGTTAAATCAGTTCCAGATGGAGATGAACCAAGACCTAAGAATTTACTCACCTGTTTGTAAACGTCACTATATGATAAGGTTAGTCTTGCCATTTAATTCTCCTTAATGGTCGCAAGGCGTTATTTCAAAATGCAAATGACTGCATTGATTAACTAACCAAGCGAAAGAAGCTGATTGCTGCTTATTAAGATTCAAGCTCTGAATAGTAATAGTATCGCCATTTTTTGCAGTAACAAAATTAATTTTTTCTGTATCTGTTACAAAAATACATTCTTCTTCTATTTCAGCCATAATTACTCCAATAAAAGGACAAGGAAGTCCTTAACTTTGTTAAATGTCAGGTCGGGCAGCGGGAATTGCCTACCCGACCCAACCGGAGACAGAGGCCTCTGTGCCTCCGTCAATTAAACTTTAAGTACATCGTAGACTTGACCGACAATGATTGGTGCGAATGTTTCACCAACCCTATCCTTGATGAGTTTAATCTCATCTTCGTTCAAATCTACTTCATCAGAAGCATAAACCTTCTTTGCCAATTCATATTTAGTTACCTTCTCAACTCCTTTTTCATTCTGAACAGGAGAAAGCACAGCATTAACTATTGCCATTCTCAGTGTTGCATCTATAGCTTCTCCTTTTTCATTAGTATCCTTCATCACTTGACCATCCAACGTCTTTAGCGGTACATTTACTTTTACTAACATAATCTGTCCCCTTAGAATTAAACACTGATTAAGCACTTGCGAAAGCACGAATATAATAAGCAGTACGACCTATTAATATAGGAATATTTTTATCACTTGAACTATCTTGGCTTGTAACATCAGCAGTTGAGACAGTAGCATCACCTATATTACCAGTTCCAACATCAAGTAAATGACTAAAGTAAGTGCTCCCACAATTAACATGAAATAATGATTTAACTCGTGGTGCTCCATCAGTTTCATCTATAAGGTAGTTAAAAGTTATACCCGCTACATCACCATCATTCAAATCTGGAGTGCCTGAACTTCCAAGCGTTATGCCTAATGGGGCATTAACATAACCAGGGAGGGCTATCGTAGCGTCTGCACCAAAAGTTAATTTTATATAAACACTCGTAACTAAACTATCAGTAACGGGGGCATTAAGAGTTGCTTTGAATTGATACATCCCATCAAAGAAATTAGCCCCAGTGCCAGTAAGCGTTCCATCACACTCAAGCATTACAAAACTACCACCAGTCTGTGCAGAAGAAGCCTTCATTCGGTTTAGTGTTTGAGAAGCAGAAGCAGCCGTAGCTCCTGTACCTACTAACAAAGCACTACCATGTTGTTCTTGATAAATAAACATATTTGGGTCAAGTTTAGCAAGAATCAGGCCAGCAGTACTTCTATTCACTGTTTCCTCAACAATGGCTACAGGACGTGCCTCAGTTGCATCAAGAGCATGTCCCAAATAATTAGTGCCAGTTATTACAGAAAGAACTGTACGACTTTCTGTACAAGCAACACCAGCACGAACAGGAACAATAGCTCCGTTAGGAACATAAATATCTAACGCCCTTGCATCTTTCTTACCAACCCAACCACCAGCAGCAACAACACCAGCAAACCATTGAATGTTGCCGTCAGCAGGGGCTTCAACCTCAAGATACTTTGCTGAAGCTGTACTTGGTGTGCCTGCTGTTAAACTTGCTGAAGCAGTAACAGCACCATTAGTCATACTACCACCGAACCAATTAGTAGTAGTATCATTATTATAACAAAGTGGCATACCTTCATAAATTGTAGCTGAACTTGCGTTCAGGTAGTATACCCTAATTCTATGGGCACGAGGATTGCCCGCAGTTAAATTAAAACTCATTTCATTACCCTTTCAAAATTTTGTTCTTGCCTATCCATCTTTTTGTTTATTTGAACATCCTTTTACTTACTATTATGTACCGTATGGAGTACCTGGACTATTCGTTACCAAATAACCAGCATACTTCGGTGAAGTATTACACCATACCTGATACACCAAGTCCATAAACAGCGACATAACATTATGACGATTGCTGTCTGGTCTTTTTGTAATCCTGAAATCCCAACCTCTAAGAATCACCGGATAAATAACATTATGATTAAGACCAAATATCGGGTCAGTACCATAAACATCCAAGTTTGCTGAATCCAACGGAGGACAATACACCATTGGAATACGATTGAACGAAGGTGTGCCATAATGGGCATTAGGACGATAACCCATTTGGTCGTCAGCCTTAGCATAAAAAGCGTTCAACTTCTTAATCACGTTGTTGTTGGTGTACATTGCAAATGTTACTCTTTCCATTGGGAGCTTCTCAGGTACAACCGGAGGCTGGAAGTTAAGTTTCCTGTTGGCCTCATCAAGAATTGTTAACAGGCTATCATCAATGTTACCATCATGGTCAGCAAAGTAACTTGCCCAATCAGGATTGCTGGTAGCGGTTGAAGCAATTCCACCTTTGTTGAACACATCTGTCGAAGCCGTAGGTGCTCCAGAACCGTTGTTATAACAACCTCTGTAACCTGTAAATGCACCAGTATTGCCGTTAGTTCCCAAACTCAACCAACTTGAAATACCATAAGGACTATCACCATCAGCAGAACTTGACCTACCAACTATGATTTTCAAGAACAATTCTTCTATCAAATCCTTTACACAACTATCATACTGCTGCTGCCATACATCATAAATTGCAGCAGGTTTACTATTTATACTCTGCTCAATCAGATTCCAGAGCATCCCACCATAAGCAAGCTTCCAATCAAGACGGTATCTGGTATTGATGTTCTTTTTAATCAGAGCATCTTGTGCCCAAAAACCGGCATGTGTGAGAGGGGGTTTCTTCCGTCTGATGTCCCACAGAGTACCATAACCAATATCTAATGCTTGGTCAAAAGTAATTTCACTCATTTCATTTCCCCTTTCAGATTACTATTCTAATTCTCCTTTAACACCGGCCTTCCTTGCCAACTCCTCAACTACCGCTGCTCCACGATCTTCTTCATTTGCATAAGTCTTTTGGGTTTCTTTGCCCTGCCGTTTTGCAGATAGTTTCTTTTCACCATCCTTTAATTTCTTAATATACTTCCTTTCAACATCCTTATCCAAATGTTCTCCTTTATATAAAGTAAGGGCTTTTTGTATAGCATCTTTAGTAGAATATCCTGCTTGAATGTATACATTTACATCATCCCATACTTCACTTCTGGCCTTAAAAGCAGGTGATGTAGGAATCAACTGGCCTTTCTTTGGGCCAGCAGGGAATCTTGGTAATTCTTTTGATTTACCAAATATCCCGAATTTCTCATTAGCTTCATCAAATGCTTTATCAACCGTTTCCATTAAAGCTATATGAGATTGCTCTTTTCGCATCTCATCATCTTTTTTACGGCCTTCTCTTAGGTCGTCAATTTCTTTTTGAAATTCTTTTCGTAATGCTTTAACGGCTTCACTTTCATCCTTCTTAGCTTCTGACTCTTTTTCCGTTTCCTGCTCTTTCTTAGAAGCAGTTTCCTGAGCTTTTTTCTCAGATTCCGGTTTATCCTCAGCAGCCAAGTAAGGAATCATCTCTATTAATTCATCATCTGAATGATCAGATGCAAATTCCACTATATCTTTTTCTGTCCATCCAGTTTTTAATGCTGCTTCTGTAAATTCATCTGGAATATCATTTTCTTCTAATTCATTCTCATCAGCAGTTTCATCTGTTTCATCATCAACTTTGTCTTTGCCAACACCAAGTTTTTTCATAAGTTTGGCAACAACACCAGGGCCATCATCCTTCTTTTCTTCCTTACCCTTCAGTTCTGAATCATCAACTTTATCTTCGTCCTTAACATCCTCAACTTCTTTGTTTTCCTCAGTATCAGGAATTTCAGAAGCATTGCTTACAACATCATCTACTTTACTCATTTATCTGCCTCCTTTTTAGGACAAGACCCGCACTTTTTCTGAGCAGGGCTTTTTTTAAAATATTTTTTGCCACAATCACATTCAATCAAGATACCCTCATTGACAAGAATGTCATACACCTTCTCAGCAATTACCTTGTGCATATGCCCTTCATTCAATTTATCAACTTTAGGATTCTTCAATTCTTTTGCTTCCTGCAAACTATTTGCTTTTGGATACAATGCAGTACACAATTCACATTTACCATCCTTGAGTGCTTCTTCACGGAATCCTGCTCCGCAAACTTTGCAATTAATTGAATCACTCATTGTTCTGTCTCCTTTAAAATTCTTCCATTTTAGCTTCACGCATCAATTTTAATTTCTCAGGTCTGTTATGTATCACTGGTAAATAACTATGCCCACGTTTTACCCATTCAGTTCCAGGATGAACTTTACGAGCTTCATCTATCTGTGTCTCAGAAACACCAAGAGAACGAGATACTCTAATGTTTTCTTTGAAGGCTATATTTACTGTTTCTGTTTTTACGTTAGGATCTTGCTCAGATCCTTTTACCACACACTTGCATTTAGTTAAATTACCACACTTATCACAATTACTTGGGTTTCCAATCGCCTTAAAATAAGCATCACAAGCAGGGCAATAATGGGCTACAATATAAGTTGCCATTATTCTTCCACCGCCCAAACAAGTCTTTCAGGAAATATAACCAAACTTTCTCCACCAACATTTACAGTAGGATACCTTCCCATCTGTGGTGGAGCAGGTGGATATACTACTATATCACCTATCTTCACATCAAGTTCAATTCTGTTTCCAGCAGTATCTATATCTCCAGGGCCAACTGCAACTACCTCTCCCCTGCTATAATCATCAGGGATACTGTTAGGTAAAATAACCTTACCAAGTTGTTCTCTTTCTAATTCTTTGACCAACAAATTGTCTCTTAAAACTCTCATATCTGTCTCCTAAATAATTTTAAGTTGTACCAATTAATAAATATTCGTAAGCAGGGGCTTCAACTCCAGTATGGGCATCAACCCAAATATTTCCTGCTGGATTTGGAATTACAGCAGCAGGTTCAGCAGCCTTAACCGTAAAATCTGCATCGAAACCAGCAATATCATCATCTGAATTATCTAAATCAACATCCAGGTCATAATCTACGGCTCGTATTACTAAGATTGTTTCAGTTGCTACATCACCTAAATCCAAAGCTTCTGCTTGGCCTCCTGTTGCTAACACACGATAATTATATGTTGCTGCCGTAGGTGTAGTGCCATCAGTGGCTTTATTTATAAAATTTAAATCTCTACCAAGACCCATTAATTCAACAATTATACTCACATCGACTGTTGCTGCCATTATTTTATCCTATTATTCTTTTAATTCGATTCCAATATTTATATTTATTTGCAACCCGTCTAAAATCTTTAAGGTTACACACTTTTCTTAATGCTTTAAAATGCTCTTCCCAACCCTTAATATTATTAGTATTATCCTTAAATTTAATCAAACTTTTTATCGTAATAACAAAATATTTATGCCAATATTTACTATTATCTTTTTCTAACAGAAATTTTAATTCTGCTCTAAAGGCATGATATTCACACCAGAATAATTTTTTCCAGCATTTACATTTATTTACAAAACATTTCTTGTGTTGACTCTCATGGATATAAACAAGCTCTTGTGTGATTTTATCTAAATCTTCATTGATATAAATAAGCCCATCATCTTCATCAAAAATTCCAGACAACTGTGATCTATTGGGTCTATATCTAAATAAAATATAATCCTTACGATCCATGTTTTTTCTTCCGTTTCAACCTTGGAATTTTAGCTCCTGCTTTTCTTGCTTTATCAAATGCTATTGCTCCAGCTTGTCCATGCCCATCTGGATAACCTGCTCGAACTAATTCAGCAATATTCTCAGAAATTATTTTTCTGCTTTTACCTCTTTTAAGTGGCATTATCTTGCCCCCTTCATTGCTTTCTCTGCTTTATATTTATCTAATGCTAATTCTACAAGTTTAGCCGGTGTTACCAAAGAATAATTATCACAACCATACATACCACCTACTAAAATGCCAACTACATCACCATTCATATTAAATACAGGAGAACCACTGTTCCCAGGCCATGAGGCAGTATCTGTATGGAGCATAAATTTCTCACCAAAAAATGGAATATCCCGATTCAACGCTGCTACAATCCCTTGAGTTATGGTTGAACTTGGTTGTAATCCCCAAGGGTAGCCCACTATAACAACTTCTTCTGCCATTTCAATTTCATTAGCAAATTCAACACAGGGAAGATTTTTAATAGGTGCTGGGGGTAAAGTGCCATCCCAAATTAATTCTATCAACACTTTTAGATTCAACCATTCCCAAAATTGAAGTCCTTCTTTTCGCTCAATCCAAGTAATTTGAATAAATCCAACATCACAAATATCTGAATCTTCTATATAAGCAAATCTCGCTCTTCCCTGCCTACCATCTGAGAATTTAATTTTGAAATTCCAAGCATCTGCTACATGTCCTGCTGTCGCTATTAATCCATCTGAGCTAATTAGGAAACCAGTCCCTTGCCATTCATCTGTCCCAATCCATACAATGGCAGGGTTTACATTTTTATAAAGTTCTGGTAAATCCTTCTGACATGAACAAAGTGCTAATATTAATACAAAAATAATAGCAGACCAAAGGACAATTCTTATAACCCTCATAGTTTTTTGTTTCATGCACCTACTCCTCCACCAGTTCGTTGTTGTTGCTGATTCTTATTTGCTGTTCTGCTTGGCTCAGACGCTCCAAAAGTATCATTTTGCTGCCCAAAAGTTCCCCCTGGTTTACTTCCTACGTTTGGGCCTTGTGGCCGTTCACCTCCTATTGGTTGCATTTGATAATCTATTCCACTCAATTCATGCGGAACCGCAGTATGATAAAACTGATTAAAATTCTCAAACCCAAGATAATCAGATAATATTCTTGTAACTGTTGGAACATCAAGTTGTGCTCCCTGCTGTGCAGCAAATTGATAAGTAGGCAACACCCATTGTGTCATAAAGCCCATCAACTTCTGATACTTGACTTCCGGACTTGTTCGCTGTGAAGAATAAGGAATTAAATTAAACACAAAGTCATAGTAATCACCAACTTTGTCTGCCTGAGAGAATACTATAGGTAAATCACCAATCCCAGGAATTTCGTGAATAATAGGAATATAAACAGTGGGATCAGTCCAAACTCTCCAAGCAAGTTTGCGAATCACTGATGTCATAAATTCATGGTAACGGCTATACATATTGTTAATTATTCGACTGGCATTTTGAAATACCATCTGTTCCTGACCAAGTGTAGGTGCTTGTGCTCCACGACCACCAAGAACATCAGGATTAGCTCCTGTTTTTGTAAATTCATTCTCAGCAAAAGACATCCAGTTATAATTATCGGGATTGACACCACCAACGCTAACTTTATTAACACCATCTTTAGGATTCTTGGCTACAAGCACATCCAAATTTTTGGCATTATCAACTTTTGTTCCTATATCCTTATTGAATGGTTCTACAATAATCAAATCTTTTTGAGATTCTGCTTGTTCCCTTGCCGTCTTAGCAAGCACGTTCATTGTTACATCCAAGTCATGCCAAGCCCATGCAGGAGGAATAGGGGTAGTTGTACCAGGAAAATATTTATACCCAAGATAATCATAAGGAGTTCCTTGAGGGCCATCTTCTTCCACCTCTCTGAGAATCTTTGCTGTTCTGCCATCTGGCATTATAGTTACAGTAACGCCTTCATCATAAAGATAAATATCTATAAACGAGGTATAGTCTCTTAACGATAATCTATTGGGATCAAAGTCTGGACTGGAAATTTCTTCAGGAGTATAATTTTTCATCAAACTATTAAGCTTGCAATCAGGTTGAATAAAATCTGCAATTTGTACTCCATTGACTTTACGAGCAAATAAATCTCTTGCATATTCTGTAGGAAGTTTATAAACATCCCCCTCAAGAATAAAATCATCTCTTGTTTTTGCAGCAGGATCACCTATGTAATCAGAATCATCTATGATTTTAATAGCAGGCGTTCCTAATTTAATGATCTCATCTTCCAGTGAAATTATTCTATCATACTCAGTAAATGTTCTGGTAATTCCAGCACCAAACATAGAATTTACAGCAGCCGGAATAAATACTCTATCAGCAAGTTTCATTTTATTGATTAAAAAATTAAGAGCAAGTTGTGTAGTGTAAGCCCAAGGACGGAGATTGCCCACTAAAGTTTCCACCATTATTCGTGGATTACCTTCTACCAGATATGGAACTATGGTGAACACACCTCTATCAATGAGGTTGATTAAATGCTCTCGCTCATATCCCATATCAAAGAAACCGGAAGCCCACAATGCGAGTAACTTTTGTCTATGTTTCAAAGATGCTTCTTGTTTCTTCTGCCAAGCTTTTGATAATTTCTGTAGACGTACTTCAAAAGGTTGTCTCTTATCTTCGGAATATAAGTCATGTGTTTTAGCCATTATTGTCTCTTAAAATAAATATCGCCTTTGCTGATGCTTGCGTTGTTCTTGTTCTTTTTTCCATTCATTAAATCTATGTTGGAAAGTATTAGTTGGAACTTCTTTTTTATTTTTAATATCCCCTTCAACCTGATCTCTTGTTCCAAGAATACAAAGAGCAGCAGCTATGCCCCTATCACCATGTCTCTCTCTTGCACCAGAACTTAAATCAGCTTTTGAGGAAGTTGTAATTTCTTTAGTGCCCTCAACAAAAATATAGTCAAATAATTCACTTAATAATTCTTCACTATAAATTAAACATGATTTATAATTTTTGTCTCCGTCAATTCCACAGGCAAGGGCAATTCCGAGTTCTCCTAAAACAGCAGCTTTTCTTTCTGTGGTAGAGTGCCAGCCATATTTCTTTTGTCTTTTCCGAGTTTTAGAATCTTCTACTGTTTGAGTATAACAATTCCAGTAACCCTGCCAAATAACTCTATCAGTAAAGTTTACTCCATGACCACCGTTGTTTTCCCAAATAAGAAAAGCATCATCAACCCCGCCAACCCACTGTGCTATTGCAATCACTTGGTCAGCAAAATCTTCTGGTTTGGTGTTAGCACAAACCCATTCTCCAACCAATTCTCCTATATTCACATCATAGATTGATGCTACTGAGTTCGATGAACCTAAN